TTATGAAATCTATCAGGCTAACAACGGCAACGAAAAAGGCGCATGTATCACGCTTAAAGCGATGGCTTTAAACAGGATAGAGCGAAACAAAGCGGGCGCAACGGTTGACGATTTAACCGCACTGGTCGATTTATCGATCAACTCAAACAGACACGGCAACAAAAACAACGTTTTTGTGTTGTCGCTTGACGCAATGTTAAAACCCATAGGCGACACGCCTACAGATGACGACACGCCCGACACAACGGAACTGGATGTAAAAGCGATTGAAGCGACACAAACAAGCGGAATCGCATGGAGATACACGACACAAGCGCACGATATAGCGCAAACGGCTTTCGAGTGTCAAAAATCGCTCGCTTTTCCGCTTGTGTTCGATTCGTCTACAACTGAGGGCAAAAAGAATCAGAGAATGGCAAGAAAACTTGCCGAACGCATAAAGGAAGTTTATCCCGATGTAGTCAAATTAACGCCCATTGCGCTAAACCATCTTGTACAATGCTACGCACAAGGAACAGTTTAAAATTGAATAGATAAAACAGGAAAAGGCGGTTAAAACCGCCTTTTATTTTTAAACAGAAAAAGGCGGTTTTTTCTTATATATGACGTAATAATATATAATAAATACTATACATAGTTATATCATATAGTTTGTGTAACATTGGAGATTTTTGACAGATTTCTAATAAACCGCAATGATTTCATTAGTTTTCATATTCTGTATTATATATAAACTATGTTTTGCAAGTTTTGAAAACACTTCTTCCCCTTTACATCGTTAATACTTTTGTTAATTTTTATGTAGATGATTTTATCAACTCTTTTAGATATAAAGAGTTATAGAAAGGAATTACAAGAATCATTATACATAATACAGTTTTTTTGTCAAGAAAAATAAGCAATAAAATTATGTTGCAATTGCAACAATCTATATATACCAGTACATTTTATTACAATGTTTAACTGTATATACTATGTATAGATATATATAAATATATACATAACATAGAAATAGAAAATAATTAAATAAAGAGATTTTGTTGCAAAAGCAACAAAATACTATGATTTAGTTTGATATAAAACTATTTTTTTAATTTCAGAAATTGCTAAACATAGTTTATATATAATACAGAATATGAAAACCGTAAAAAAGGGCGCGTTTTCTTCCTGTTTTCTGCGCTTTTTCGCAAAAACTCCAAAAAGTCCAGACAAAAGTATTTATTTTGTCATACACGTTTTTTATTTTACAGTGTCACAATTTGCGCTTATATTACTATATATTTGTATAGTACATTTAAGTAAATTGAAAAACTGTCTTTATTTTATGTTTGATTCGATAATTTTTATTTATACGTTCTTATTGGTTCATGGTGTTACATTGTAAAATGTTTCACGTGAAACATTTTGTTGTGGTGTCAAGGGGTTATAATGTTACATTGTAAAGTTTCCTCACGATTTCAGTTACCCGAAAGCAACCGAGGGGGTGGGGGGACCCTTATAGAAGCGCGATTTTGGCGGAAAATGCTTCACAAAAGTTTTTACACAAGTATTTAATAAATAGCTATATATTGTGCTTATATGTATGTAAAGTGCGGATGAACTCATATTTTCCGGGGAAAATTGACGTATTTTTGCGTACGTGTTATTATCAGTATAAGGAGATACGGGCATGGCTGATTCATTCGAGGTCCTGAGGGACCGGGTCATAGAAAGTTACAGGAAACTCCTGAACCAGGGGCTTGCCCTCGACGCTTCGCGCGTGCAGGGCAAGATGAGGGCGATGATACTCAGGGACCCCGTTTTCGTGAGGGAGACGAGGGCCATACGGGCGGAGAAGTACCTCCGCGAGCTTGACGAGATAGAGGACATATACGAGGCGGCGCAGAGGCTCGGGGACGACGCGGACGCATGGGACGACTCGTCCGGAAGGGACGGCTCGGGAAAGAGGAAAAAGTCGTCCGACAAGGACTCGCTCGCGATGCAGCTCAAGGCGGCGTCGATGAGGCGCGAGCTCATGAGCCTCACGGCCGAGGACAGCTCGGACAACGAGGAGAGCGCGGTCAACTTTTTCTTCACGGCGCTGACGCGCGAGGAGATGGAGAATCTCAAGCAGGTCGAGGTCAACGAGGGAAGCAGCGACGACGGCGCGTCGTTCGCGGCGATGAAGGGCGAGGACGAGCAGGACGTGGCAGCCAAGGCGCGGAAGCGCAAGCAGGAGGCCGAGGCCCTCTACGGGGAGGCCCCGGAAACGGACGAGCCCGTCATGGTCATGGGAGAGGACGGCGTCCTCAGGGAGAAATAACGTATTTTGCGGGTTACGGCTATGGCAGTTGACAGCACGCTCCTCGGGGGGTATAATGGCGGAAGTTACGGAGGTGACGTATGAACAGCGGAACTGTGCTTCTCCTGCCTCATCAGGAGCGTTTCTTGCAGTCCCCGAAAAACTTTCCGGAGGTGCGATGGCACTTTCTCCTGGCAGGCTACGGCGCGGGCAAGGCTTTGTATTATAAGGAAATAACTCCTACGCCGGACGGGTTCAGGGAGTTCGGGGACATCAGGGTGGGCGACATGGTGTTCGACGACAGTGGACGGCCCGTCAGGGTCCTGGGCGTGTATGAGCAGGGGCTGCTCGACGCTTACCGCGTCACGCTGTCCGACGGCAGGAGCGTGATATGCTCGGCCGAGCACCTGTGGGGCGTGTACTACTACAGCCACGGAGGTCTCAGGTATAGGGTCATGGAGCTCTCCGAGATGCTCCGGAAGGGCGTCAGGCGCCCCGACCCGCGCTACACCAGGGCAGGCGGGAAGCCCAAGTTCTGGGTCCCCTCCTCTCCCGTGTGCTTCTACCCCGACAGGGAGCTCCCGCTCGACCCCTATGTCCTGGGGAGCCTCATAGGGAACGGCTGCCTCACGCTGCCCGCGCTCACGCTCTCGTCAGCGGACGAGTGGCAGGTGAGGAAGGTCGCGTCGAGGCTCGGCGCGGAGCCCAGGAAAAACAAGTGCACGTACAGCTGGACGTTCCGGCGGGACGGGCATAACATAAAGACAAGTGACGTGGTCCCCGAGGGACTCAGGTGCCTGGCGGGACATAAGTATATACCGGAGGAGTACCTCATGTCCGGCGAGGACCAGAGGAGGGAGCTCCTCCAGGGGCTGTTCGACACGGACGGGTCGGTGGACTCGTCCGCCAACCGCCTGCATGTGAGCTACTCGACGACGTCGAGGAGGCTCGCGGAGGACGTCAGGAACCTGCTCCTCTCAATGGGGATAGTCTCGACCATAACCGAGGACGTCCGCGAAGGAAAGAACACGTGCTACAACGTGATTGTGAGCACCTCGCAGGAGAGGAAGGCGTGGCTTTTTTCCCTGCCCCGGAAGCTGTCGCGCGTGACGTCGTTCCCGCGCCCCGACAGGAGGGACTATACAAAGGTCGCCGTGTACTCGGTCGAGAAACTCCCGGAGAAGCTCCCCATGCGCTGTATACGTGTGGACTCTCCCGGGGGCCTTTTCCTGTGCCGGGACTTCATAGTCACGCACAACACCAGGAGCCTCGCCATAGCCGCGCTGGAGCTTATCTCCGAGTACGACGGCGAGAAGGACGACGGAGGGCTCGGCGTGCGGCTGGCCGTCGCGGGGTACACCTACGCGCACCTAGAGCAGACGTTCATGATAGATTTCAAGGCATACCTCGACGCATCAAAGACGCCGTACCACGAGGACACCAAGAACCATATAATAACCGTCGGCACCGTCCAGGTCATATTCCTGCAGCTGTGCGAGCCTGCCCGGATTTTCGGCCAGTCAGTCCATGCTGCCCTGGCCGATGAGGTTGACGAACTTGAAGAAAATGTCATGATAGAGGCGATGAAGTCGCTGAGCCAGCGCGTCAGGCAGGTGGTGCCCGGGCACAGGCCGCCGTTCATCATGGCGGCGTCGACCGCGCAGGGCATGAAGGGGTTCTACCGCCTGTACTCGTCGTACAAGAAGAACGGGGTGGCGTTCGTGCTCGTGAGGGCCAGGACTCAGGACAACTGGTACCTGCCGAGGGATTATATAGAGGATTTGTGGAAGAACTTCACCGAGACCGAGCGCAAGGTGTACATGGAGGGCGAGTTCCTCACGGTCGCGCAGGGGCGCGTCGTCCCGGGATTCGACTGGGACAGGAACTTCGTGCCCGTTGACATGGACCTCGAGCTCAGGCCCGGAGAGCGCGTGTACGTGGGCCAGGACATCAACTGTCTGAGGGGCGACACACGTATTTTGACGATAAATGGCGAGGTGCAGATAAAGGACATCAGGCCTGGTGACTATGTCCTTACAAGAAAAGGATTTAGAAAGGTATTGACAACCATCCCCAGAGGCGTTAAAGTTGTGTCCAGGTACAATGTATTATTCGGTACCAAAGACCATGTGGCTATAACGCCAGAAGGAGACAGACAGCTATGCGACGCGACAGAGTTTTACTGCCTGCCGGAGCGGTGTATCTCGGACTACGCGAGGTTAGGCATGAGGATGGAACGGTTAGCAGGGTTGAGGACATCGCTTATGACAGCTTTGTATGGCACAGGTACCTTGACCTCAGCTACGGCAACCTCAGGAATTACTTTATTACCGGAAGAAGAATGGAGAAACTTCATAGATATATTTATCGGAAGTTTTATGGGGAGATTCCGAAGCGTTGGCATGTACATCACAAAAACGGGTTCAATGATAACAGGCCTGAAAGCCTTGTTTGTGTCTCACCGGAAGAGCATAACAGAATCCATAAGGCTTTGCGCGAGGCTGCCAAAGTTCCTGCGCACAAGGCTGGTGACTGGAATAATCGTTCGGCGCAGATTACGAAGCTGTGGGATAACGGATGCTTCCGTTGCACGGTTCATTGTGTTGTTTGTGGAAGGTCTTTTGAGGCAAAAATCAATACTGCACAGTATTGTCCTGAGTGCAAGAAAGCCGTGCGTCGGCAGTGCAAACATGACTCGTTCCAGCGAGTCAAGACGGGCAGACAGACTGGTGACAGAGGCCGCGTTAAGTTTTGTGTCGTTTGTGGAGCAGAGGTTAGAGGAACTTCTACGACAAGATATTGCGCGGAGCATAAGAGTTATTGGAAACGACCAGGGTGGACAAGGGGAAAAGGCCGAGGTGTATGACCTCGAGGTAGAGGACGCGCATGAATTCTTCGCCAACGGCATCCTTGTGCATAACTGCGGCTATTCGAGGGGCTCGGCGTGGGTGTCGAGGGACGGGGTCATGTGGTGCGTGAAGTCGTACGACTTCCCGGACATAGCCGCCGCGCCGAAGGTATACAGGCACGACTTCCCGTACCAGGACATATTCTGGCTGCCGGACGTCACGAGCAAGGACATGTACCCTCAGTTCGCACGTGAGCTCCGGGCGTACGACATACACATCATACACCGCTCCAAGAGCCCGCTCGTTGAGGACAGCTGCTTCCTGCTCTCCAAGCTCTGCTACACGGGCAGGGTCAAGATAACCAAGCAGGCGTCGGCGGTGGCAGATGCGCTCGCTACGGCGACCCGCGACAAGAACAACAGGATTCCGAAGGGTGTCGGTGAGTCGAGCCCGATACACATGCTGGACGGCGCTAGGTACGCCACGAGCTACATGGCGCTCGTGCTGCCTGAGTACAGGGACGTCAGGGGAGGGCTCATGCAGCACCTGGCGAGCTACAGGCGGAGTCTCGAGGAAGATGGTGACAACGACGCCCCGGTGCGCTATAATGGAGCCGGATATACCCAGATAGAGGGCACCGCGTACATGTGACGCGCCCCGTGAGACAGGAGGCCTTGTATGGCGCTTTGGAATGAAGTATGGAAAATCATAAACTCTTGTGACGTCCCGGCGGGGCGCAGGGACAACGTCACCGTCGTGCGGGACTCGGCGTCCTTCCGCTCCATGCCGTGCTCGAAGCTGGACATGGTCATAAAGAGGATAGCGGACGCGGAGCTCACGGCGGCCAGGAAAAATTACGGCGCCGTAGTGGACGCGGACGAGCTGAGGAAAAACGCCGAGGAGCGGCTTGTCCCGGCGGTGCTCAACTGCTGGCATTCGGGGGGAACGCTCATCCAGCGCGTGTCGGACATAATGCCCGGCATGGGCGTCCCGGCGTCCCCGGGGGCGTTCGCGGGCTGGGGCAACGGGTACACGGCCAACATGGTGAACGGCGCGGGAATGCCCGGCAAGGACCCGGCGCACGGCGTCACGGCGGTGCCGAACGTGTGGATTTCGCCCGCGCAGGCATCCGCGATATACTCGCAGAAAGGAATCCCTGAGATAATCATAAAGAAGAAGGCGCAGTCCATTCTCCTGAACGGCGTGCGCATCAGGAACCCGAGGCTCACGCCTGAGCAGCTGAGGCGGATAGACGAGAACGTGCAGAGGCTAGAGCTCGCGGACCATATCGCCCGCGCGTGCAACTGGAGCCTCGTGTACGGCGGCTCGCTCATGTTCCCGATGTTCCGCCACGACTCCCCCCTGTCTATGCACCTGCCGGTGACGGCTCTCATGAAGGCTGGGATAGTCAGGAAGGGCTGCATATCACGGTTCGTGACCCTTGACAGGTGGAGCACCGTGCATATACCGCAGTGGAACCCGACGGCTGAGGATTTCCTCACGCCGAAGAAATATTTCATACCATTCCTGGGATGCGACGTCTCCGGCGAGCGGTGCGCGCGCGTCGTGACCGCCCCGCAGGCGGGGTATCTCGGCAACATCATGACTATGGGATGGGGCATATCGGACATGAACGGGTGGTACGAGAGCGTACTCAACTATATGACGGTCATGTCCACGATTCCGACGATGATTAACCAGATGTCGCTCCTCGCGCGCACGATAAACGTGGATGGCGTGATGGCGACCGAGGGTGAGCTCATCCTGGACGAGGTCGCGAAGCAGGACACGGTCCGCGTAAGGCACTCGAGCACCGTGGACGACCCGATTAACCTCGACGTGATAGGAAACCTGCAGGCGATACAGAGGGACTTCAAGGAGGTCCCGGAGCTGATGAGGCTCATAAGGCAGGACTTCTGCGCGAGGGCGCACCTTCCGGAGGAGCTTATACTCTCGAGCGAGAGGGGCGCTTTTTCGTCGGGCGACACCACCGAGGGAGCGCTCGAGAAGCAGCTTGAGTCGGTCAAGTATATACACAAGGATATGGAGAGCCAGCTCAGGTACGTCATGAACCTCGTGGTCATAGACGCGCTGGGCGTTGACAGGGACGTGCTTGCGGCGCTGCCCTACACCACCATAGAGTTCGACAATCCGGCGCTCACCGACGCCGAGAAGAAGGCGGACTTCTTCAAGAAGATGGCGGACGGCTACTTCAACGAGGTGTCAGGGCTCATGCCTGCGCACATCGCGCTCAAGATAGCCTCGGACGTGGGCGAGACGGACCTTCCGGTGGACAACACCGTGATAGACGAGCTCAAGGCGCGGCAGGATAAGCTAGACAGGCAGGCCGATGAGAAGCACGAGCTCGACATGGAGCTCCTGAGGGAGCAGATAGCTTCGCAGAAGGAGGCCGCGTCAGCGGGAGCCTCATCTCCTGCCCCGGCAAAGAAACCGAAATCGGACGACGGCAAGGGCGGGCACTCCTACGGCAGCCGCCTGGAGCAGGCACAGCACAACAAGGTGTCATCGTCGGGAAAGACTTTCGAGCGCATGCAGCGGGCGCAGCAGTAGCCTGTTGACAGAAGAGCCTTAAGGGGGTAGGATTGTATTATGATTATCCACAAACTTTTGGACCGGACTGAGGGAGAGCTTCCCGACCTGTCCGGTATAGATGAGTCCAAGCCGTACATCGCGGTCAAGAAGTGCAGGATGCTGCGCTCCGGCGTGCAGCTGTACGCGCGCGACGAGGTGCCTCAGGAGCTTCTCAAGGAGCTGCCCGAGGCATCGAGGGACAAAAAGGTTTTCCGCGTGTACCGTAGGCCTGAGGCAGTGGTCAAGCACCTCAAGGACTTCAATTACATACCGTTCGTGAACGGGCATCCTGACGACGACGTCACCCCTGACAACGTGCGTTCCCTTGAGATAGGGCGCGTGGGAGGCCAGGCTGAGGTCGTGACGCTCAAGGACGGTGACGTGTACGTCGAGAACGACCTTGTGATAGACGACAGGGGCGCCTTCGCGGAGTACAAGGAAGGCAAGAAGGAGCTCTCCATAGGGCTTGACGCCGTATGGGTCGTCTCCGACAGCACCAAGTATGATTTTGAGGTTGTGGATTTCGTGGCTGTCAACCACCTGGCCCTCGTCCCGCGGGGACGCGCGGGAGGGCAGGCGAAGATATTGGATTCTGGTGCGGCGGTCAGCCGTATGACAGATAAATCACCCTCGTCAGAGGGAAACGGAGGATTCAACATGAACGGATTCTTGAGATTGTTCGGCATAGGAAAGAACAAGGATGGTACGGCTGACTTCGTTCTCAGCAAGTCTGTCCTCGACTGTGCCGCGAAAATCGCGGGCGGCAGGCTTTCCGCCGATGAGACCGAGGCCGAGGTCGCTGGCGTCATGCGCCATGTGACGCGCCTTACGGACAGCGAGGAGAAGAACGTCCTCGTAGGAATGGTGGCGGACGCAATCACCGGAGCTTCCGAGCTCGACGCGGCCGATGCCGAGGCCAAGGGAAAGGTCGCTGACGCGATTGACAGCCTGTACAGGAAGTGCATGGACGCCGACGAGGCCAAGACCAAGGAGGTCGTCGAGAAGATGCTCAGCGACGGCTGTGGCAAGGCGGACGACGCATGCAAGGACGAGAAGAAGCCTGATAACGACCCTGAAAACAAGAAAGACGAAGGCAAGAAGGATGACGGCAAGGATGCCAAGGACGCTCCCCAGAAGGACAGCGCCGAGCTTATCCAGGCCGCGGTCGCCAAGGCCCTTGACGGTGCCGTGAAAGGCATGGTCGAGGAAGCCGTACGGAAGGCTCTCGGGGTAGTCCCGGAAGCACAGGCGCACGCAAAGCAGAAAGATTCTTCCTCTGAGTACAGCGAAGAGGAGCTCATGCTCGCCGCATGGGGCAGATAGGAGGTAGACACTATGACAGAATCAGCTAATGCAAAGCTTTCGGTCACAGGACAGAGAGTATGGAGAGGAACCGATAAGTCCAACGGCGTTCTCATGCTGGGCGACAGCGTTCCTCATATCGAGACGTCGTATTCCGAGATGGTTCTCGGAAGTGACCTGACGGGTCTCGGTCTTCCGTTCGTTCCGTTCGGCAACGCCGTATGGTACGATGACCGTGACCTCGCTTCCGGCAAATATGCCAAGATTTACGGCTCGAAGCCTGCGCTCGGCGCAGTTTTCGCGGGCGTAATGAAATACGAGCAGGGCGTCATGACAGGATTCCCTATGAACGAGGTGAGCGGCTACAACAACGGCATCATGCCTCACATGAAGGGAACGCTCATCAAGCGCGGCTTCGTATGGTATAAGGACTGCTTCGCGGGCGCTACGGGCTCGACAAAGCGCGTGTTCAGCGACATCACACGTAACATGTGCCTCTTCGCACGCAACGCGGGAGGGCTTCCGGTGCTTGCCGTTCCGACAAGCTACACCAACGGCGTTCCTGTCCTCGCGGACTGCACTTTCGTAGGAACAATCGAGCAGCTTGAGCCTGAGAACGAGGGCGTGCTCATCAACATCGGCTTCGACGTGAGAACAGCAATCGCCGAAGTGTCAACGACATAGGAAACGGAGGTGAATGAATATGTCAGTAATTAATGCATCGCCACGCTTCGGGGGATTCGCAGAGAAAGCTTCCGCTTTCCTTGAGAGCAGCTTCCCGGGGCAGATTGACGCGACATCATGCCGCATTCATATCGGAAGCAACCGGGACAGCGCTCCCGGGCTTGACGCAGGCTACCGCCTGACCGGAATGGCGCGCAACGCCACGCCGCTCTACATGGAGCTTCCGGACAAGGTGCTCAAGAAGACAATGATTGTCAATCCTGACGCTGTTATGGGCGGGACGCAGTTCACCAACCGCATCTCCGACAGCGCGAAGAGCTTCATCCAGGAAGCAATTAATGGCGCCATGTCAAAGGGCAAGACATTCGACGAGGCAAAGGCGGCTGTCTATGCCAACATCGACCTTATCGGCTACCGTGACCCGAAGACACATGAGATGGTCGCGACTCCTGTCATCAAGGGAGTGAACGACGCGGACATCATCAACATGCAGGTCCCGTACTGGAACATCAGCTACCTGAACAGAATCTTCAAGCAGCCGATGCTCAAAGGCTACGCGAGGCACCTCGTCACCGAGATAGGCGTTCCGAACATCTGGGCCGACGCCGTGTCAATCTGGACACAGAGCTTCGAGGGCATGGCGCGCATCGCGAACGTCGCGAAGACGACCGGCCAGCACAACATCAACGAGGCCGCAAAGACAAGGACACATCAGATACTCTCCGAGTTCGTGAACCTTGTCATGGACTACGAGACATCTCCTGCCGACCAGATTTACGGCGGACTGTCAGGCAACCCTCTTACGAACGCCGCTATCGGCGAGAATGAGAAATACTCACGCCTGATGATGGAGCAGCTGCACAATGCGCTGATTTACTTCGGTGACGGAGCGGCCGGATTCGACGGTCTCGCGCAGCTCACGAACGAGATTCAGTGGAGCGACGCTCCGTTCGAGTACATCTATGAGGATGCCACGAACCAGACAAAAGGTGCCGACATGCTCGAGAAACTCAACTACCTTATCGGTGGCTGGCTTGAGGAGCTCAACTTCCTTCCCACAAAGGTAAGAATCTGCTGCTCTCCTGCGATGTACAAGTGTCTCAAGTGGTCATTGACATCAAAGGTCTACAACCAGAGCTCACCTCTCAAGTTCATCAACGAGGCATTCGACACCAACGGACAGAAGTTCATGAGCACGACTCCGGTCAAGCAGATGGACAACTTCCAGAGAATCTACGAGTTCTGCGCTGACCCGATGCTCGCCGCGACGGACAACAACAAGGGAATCATCAATCCTTGGAACAATAACGACACCGACCTTATGTACGTCACGTTCCCTGAGTTCCATTCAGACATGGAGGACGGCGGACTTACGGACGTAGTAATGGCCCCGGTGGCATTCGAGAACATGATTCTCCCGTACTTCTACGGCAACAGCCGCGACGGACAGGGACGCACCATGATTAAGCGCATAGGCTCAATACTCTGCCCTGTTGACGGTGCAGTAAAGATTATACGCGGTATCGGTGTGAACCCGAACTATACGCCGTCAACATGATGACGAGGGATGCCGGGGTTTCCCCGGCTTCCTTATTCTCAGGAGGAATAGCATGAAATACATACAGAACACATACGCATCGGGCATTGAGGTCAAGGTAAAGCCTGCGGACGGCAGGCCTGTCTCAGTGCATTTCGAGCGTTACAAGGTGGACCGTCTCAACGGGCAGGTGCTCAGCGACGGCTACACGGAGATAGAGGATGACCTCTACAAGGAGCTTGAGAAGAATGCTGCGTTCCGCATGTGCCGGGACAAGGGCTGGCTTGTAGTCCATAATGAGGTTCCGCTCAAGGCAGGAAGCTTCGAGCAGATGATTGCTCTCAGGGCACGTGTGGCTGAGCTTGAGAAAGAAAATGCGGAGCTCAAGAAAGAAAATGCGGAGCTCAAGGCGAAGCTTGCCGCGGCAGCTGTTCCTGCCGCTGCGTCCGTACCGGGTGCTGCGGAGGCAAGGACCCTCTCGGACATGAGCTACAACGAGCTCAAGGCTATCGCCAAAGAGCAGGGCATCAAGGACATCCCGGCCAAGAAAGTTGACCTGGTCGCGGCGATAGAAGCCCTTGACGTCAACAAGGAGATGTGAGCATGACGGCGTGTTTTCCCGGCGGAGTTCCGCTCAGAATCAACAGGGACGACTTCAAGAGGCAGTACCTCGCGAACTTCCCGGAGCTCGCGGACGGGCATGACGAGATAATCGACCGTGCCATAGACGGGGTGTACACGCTGTTCCACGGCGTACAGACCATATGGGACCTGCAGGACAAGCAGACCTGGTTCGACAAGACCAGGCTGTGCTACCTGCATCTGACCGCATGGTACATCTGCGACACGACGCCGGAGTTCGCGGCGGGCGTTCCCGTGATTGGCGGAGTTCCCGTGAAAAGGAAAAAAATAGGCGGCACGGACATTACGTTCCAGGACACGGGCTTCGGCTCGGGCTACGGACGCGAGGACGTGCTGTCAGGGCTCTTGTCGAACCCGTTCGGCAAGCAGGCATATATGATGATTAAGACATCCGCGAAGCGCTTCGCGCTCCGGTAGGAGGTATGACATGTTTTTCAGTGTGCGAAAGAGTATGCGCATAGGGGACAGAGTTTTTCGTCCTTGTATCTGCTATGAGGTGGACAGTATATATGAGAGTGTTGTCTGTGAGCTCGCAGGCAAGGACCTGGCCGTAGTCTGGCCAAAGCGTGTGTTCTTCCAGAACGGCAGGGTTATTGACCGCTCCGTGCATAGAAAGAAAACGCAGCCTGAGCCTGCTGTTGTCAGGGAAAGCGTCCCTGTGGCGGAGCAGGCTCCCGAGGAAGTCACGGAAGAGGGCCAGAAAGTCTCCGAGGAGACTCAGGCAGATACTCCTAAAGCAAGGAAAAATAAGAAACGTGTATGATTTATGGTGATGCCTTGTCGTTTTTTCCCGAGCAGTTCCGCACTGTCGAGTATTTCGACATGAAATCCCGTCCCGGCGCGGGCTACGGGGAACGTATATCCCTCGGTAAGGTGCGCGGCGTGTTCCAGTACTTCAAGGCGGGGAGCCTCGTGCGCGAGAATGACGTGCTCTCCGGAATGGAGCGTCCCGTGTTCTGGTCACGGAGAAGGCTTGACGTTGGCAAGTTCATACGCCTTGACGGCACCGACGACATATACCGCATCAGGGACCATGACGAGTGGGCGCATGAGGGTGGGTTCGTGCAGCATAACCTTGAGACGGTCACGGGCAGCACGGACACGCAGGAGCCGTTCGAGTACGTGAACCTGGGCCAGTATGACTAGGACTGACTGGAGCTTGCCCGCGGAGCTCATGGAGATAGAGGCGGCCGCGTCCGAGTATGCGGAGGACTTTGTGGGGCTTCCGCCCGCGGAGGCACTTTTCAACAGGAAGCTTCCGGAGCGGTATGACGTCTCGAAGGAGTGGGACGAGGGTAAGGGCAGGTGGCGCAGGAAACCGGAGGATGTCATGGACAGATGGACATCCGCCGGGTTCCGGTGGCAGATAACGTATGCTTTTCCGGCTGAGAAGCGTGTCAGCATCACGCCAGCGGGAAAAAGGTACGGCTCTGACGACATGACGTTCAGGAGACTCTACCTGATACTGAACGAGCGTTTTTTCGGGGGAGAGCCTTTCCTTGACACGTATTTTGATACGGTTTTTCCGGGCTCGTGGCTTGATGACTACACGGAGGAGCTCCTCTCAGGCATAAGGGACGAGATTACGGCCGGGGCAGAGGAAGCCCTAGGCAGGACAAGGCTGACACGTGAGGGCAGGCTTGACAGGCGCTATGCAGGCACGTATGGCGCGAGGAAAAGGCTTGACGAGTATATGCGCAGTGCACGCGCGTGGGAACAGTCGCAGGGCGTAGAGCTCGCGCGGCTGCTCAAGGAAGATATAAAGGGAGCGCTCGCAAGCGGGCAGCTTCCCGTGCAGTCGAGGGGACCCAAGGACAGCACGCGCAGGCGGAGGGCATCCGCCGGGCTTGCTGAGGAGCCGCTGCTCCATGCCACGGGGCAGCTGATTGATTCGGTGAGGCTTTATGTCTCGCTGGAGGGAGACAGGACATGGCGGACCAGGCAAGGTATTATGGTGTAAATTTCAGCAATCTCAGGAAGGCGCTCTATCTCCTGTATTTCGGCGTTGATGGCGGAGCCTGCAACAGTTTTGACTCTCCCAAGTATAAATATATAGTTCCCATGCAGGGTAACTTCGATAATCCTGTGGATTTCAGCAGCAGGGACACCTACATACAATACTGGATAGAGAGCGACCGGTCGCTTGTGCGCGACGGTTACGAGCAGCAGGGTGACGGTTCATGGAACGTGCAGAAGTGCGTGGCATCCGTGCTGCTCCGGTTTGTAGGCAGGTATGCGGAGGACTGGGCCAGGGCGTTCAGGCATATGTGCCTGCGCAAGGATGTGGGCGAGATATGGAGCGGCGTATGCAACGCCGAGAAGCTTCCGCACACGTCACCGATAGTACCGCGTAAGATATACAACAGCGGCATGAACGCCTCTGTTGCCTTTGACATACGTTTCAAACTGTATTATGATGAATGTATAGCGACGGGATGGAAGCCTCTTGAGGGCGTGGATTTTACCGTTACTGGGGACATAACCGTTTCCGGGGATGTCCGGCTGGAGTCCGGGCGCGGAGGACTGTCTGACGCGCAGGGTGTGGACTGAGTGATGTCCGGCGTGTACCCAAAACCGCGCAAGGAGAATCAAGATTAACCTTAACTACATTGGTTCA